TTGCTTGATTAACTACCCAAGTCTTAACCGAATTGGCCCAGGACTTTGTTCTTCTCTTGGGGTTTTGCGGTGGCATCTCTACTTGTCTTTTGGGTTTGATTTCAACAACTACTGTTCTGTACTTTCCAGTTTTATCTTTGTACTTGATGAAAAAGTCTGGGAAGTAACGGTGAACTCTATTATCAACTGGTGAAATATAAGGAATCCAAAATTCTTCTGATTGCCATTGATCAACTTCTTCCGTTAGATCACAATACCTCATGAACTTTCTTTCCCACAAAGAACGATAAACGATGTTTGTGGGGTCACCTTTATACTTTGTTGGGTTCTCTGGGAGGTAACGTCCATGATATGACATACATATAATATAAGTAGTTTCCAAGTATTTAGATGGCAGAGTCCGCCGAACTCTATTATGCAAAGATGTCTCAAGTTTCCTCAATCATTGGGGAACTGTCTCAGACATCTCAGTTCATGGTGAAACTAAATTTGGCAGCAAATAGCACAGGTGTCAATGGTCACTTGGCATCTTGTGGATTACTCAATGATCCAAAGTCATATGATTTCCTTTGTTCGGATGCGACTCTTCCTGGTTCAACATTTGATATGTCTGAGGAGAGTGGTAGTCGTCAGGGGATGCTTGAGAGATTTGCGACAAGAAGAATTTATGCAGACTTTGATCTGTCTTTCTATGTAGATAAGGACTATAATTCACTTCGTCTTCTTGAAGAATGGATGAACTATATTGATCCAATCAATTCATCTGGGGGAGTTTACCAAGGATCTTCTTCTGGTCAAACTGGATATCTAGATCGCCAAAATTTTTATAGATTGAAGTACCCAGATGATTATAAAAGAAATATATCAATCGTAAAGTTTGAAAGAAATTTCCTGGCAAATCCAAGTATTGCTAATTCTGGTTTTAGACCACAATCATTAATTAAGTATACATTTATTGATTCATTCCCAGTCAATATTGTAGCGATTCCATTTTCATACGAAGGTAGCACAATAACAAAAGTTACTGCATCATTCAGTTATATGAGGTACATTGTAGAGAAGACTGGTTTTGATACGCCAACCACAACTTCTAGCGGAGCACCCACAACGAATCCAGCAAATCCAGATCAACCAATTCCACCAGATGATAATTTACTTGGACCACCAACAGCAAAAACTTTCTTAGGCACTCCACTCAATTCACAACAAACATTGAATGAATTATATAATGCTGGATACAAAGGTCAAATAAAAACAGCAGGAGACTTTGTAGGACCACTTCAATAATCTCTCTAAATAATCATACCTGAAAAAACCTATAGGATATTATGCCTTTACCAAAGATCTCTACGCCAACGTATGAGTTGGAATTGCCTTCATCTGGAAAGAAGATTAAATACAGACCATTTTTAGTTAGAGAAGAAAAGATTCTGATTCTTGCATTGGAAAGTGAGAATGCAGATCAGATCACAAGTGCAATCAAGACAACACTGAAAGATTGTATTCAAACAAGAGGAGTGAAAATTGATGAACTCCCTACGTTTGATATTGAATATATTTTCTTGAATGTACGTGGCAAGTCGGTTGGAGAATCAATTGATCTGGTTGTAACCTGTCCCGATGATGGAGAGACTACAGTTCCAGTCAAAGTTTATATTGATGAAATTGTTGTACAGAAAGATCCAAAGCATTCAACAGATATCAATCTTGATGGAAACCTTACTCTTCGTATGAAGTATCCATCATTGAATCAGTTTATTCAAAATAATTTTGATTTCAGTGATGAAGAGTCTACACTTGAGAAATCATTTGAAGTAATTGCTTCTTGTATTGATATGATCTTTGATGCAGATGAGTGTTGGTCTGCTGCAGATTGCACCAAGAAAGAACTTCTGTCCTGGTTGGATGGATTGAACTCAAGTCAATTCAAAGAAATTGAAGAGTTCTTCTCCACAATGCCAAAACTTTCTCATACATTCAAAGTTACTAATCCCAATACCGAAGTTGAAAGTGAAGTAACGCTGGAGGGACTGTCAAGTTTTTTCGGTTGATTATGGCTCACATTGACCTTGAGTCATATTATAAATTGAATTTTGCCTTGATGCAGCATCATAAATACAGCTTGACAGAGATTGAGAATATGATACCTTGGGAGCGAGATATCTATCTTGCACTTCTGAATCAATATATTGAAGAGGAAAATCTAAAAGCACAGCAGCAGGCAGGACTTTAAAATAAATGCTAAAGTCGTTTCTCAAAAAACTATCTAAAAGAGACAGGAGAAGACCTTCTAGACCTGGTGCGATGAATTTCGTGACTGGTGATAAAGGTCTTGGTTCTTCGGTAGTTTCTGTTGCGAAAAATAATATATCTAGATTCAATAGAGTAGAGAACGCAGTTCCACAGCAAAGTTTAGTTAGTCAGTTAATACCAAATATTTCAAACCCAATAGAAAGAAAGGGTTCAAAGGAAGATACTAATTTTATCTCAGAGTACCTTGACTTTTTCGGTTCTAAGAAAACAGCAAAGACTTTTAAAGAGAACCTTACTTTTATTAAGAAGTCTCTGACCAATACATTTGAGATTGCAAAGATACTCAGAGTAGCAATCAAGAATATTGTAGATCAATTAAAAGGATTACAGGGTGCTGATGGTGGTGGAGGAATTTTCGGCAACCTACTGAAGACTTTGTTTAGTGGACTCAGTTCACTGATCGGTGGATTAGTCGGAACTATTGTAACTGCTATTCTTGGTAAACTTGGTCTTAAGAATTTAGCAAAGATATTTAAGAAGACAGCACCAGATGCTGCCAAAGGTGCATTGAAAGGTAATAAACTTTTCAGTAGAATGGGTAAATTTGGAAAGTTTGGACTTATTGCTGGAGGACTTGGACTGGGTGGACTTGCTATTAGCAACCTACTTGGTAATGAAAACATGGATAAATTTGGGAGTATCCTTAATAAATTTGAAAGGGCTATAGATTCACTTACCAAAAAGAAAACTACTGGTGACGACGACAACGGCGGAGGCCGCAGAAGCGGTGGTGGACCATCTGGAGATGTAAATGCTGCAGACATTGTTGCCGATACTCCACAGGAAAAAGCATTTATTGCAACAGTAAGAGAACTTGAAGGAACTGCAGGAGCAAAGGGGTATAGTACATTTTTTGGTGGATCACAATACGGTGGAGATCTTACTAAATTAACTGTCAGTGAAGTTGTTGCTTTGCAGAAAAGGTTTCTTGCTGAAGGAAAGGGTAGATTTTTTGATAAGCAAGCAGGAAAATATAGGCAATCTGCTGCGGTTGGTGCTGGACAATTTTTATATCCAGGGGAAATTGCCAAAAAGATGGGAATGGATCCGACAAAAGTGAAGTTTGATGAAGCATTTCAAAATGCTGCAATTCTTTATCTTGCTAGAGCGAAGAGAGGAGTTGATCCATCCAAAGAATTAAATGAAAGTCATTTTAAAATTTTACAAAAAGAATGGGCAGGTTTTGGAAGATATTATGGACAAACAACAAGAACAACTGGACAAACCACAGATGTTTATTTGAAAAATTTAGTTGAAGCAGGAGGAAGCGTAAGTCCAGTAACACCAAAAAAAGAAGTCACTAAAGAAAAACCAGGGAAACCAGCAGTTACTGTTGTTCCATTACCAGCAGCACAACCAGCAGTTCAACAATCATCGTCACCAATCATAAGTCCACAACAAGACCCTGGTGGTGGAGCACCAACAGCAACATTTTTGGGATCATCAAATCCAGATAGTGCCCACACACAGTTAGCAACTAGATCAACTCTTAATATAACTGAGTAATATGGCATCCTTATTCTCACCAACATTAAACCCAAAGATAAAGAATGTTGTCATCTTACCCAAGTTAAGGGTAAACAGATTTGAGCGTAAGAATGACTATAAGAAGTTTAGCAATTGGATAAAATCAAGTTCCTCTGAGTTACAAAGAGTTAAACTACCAGAGAAAAAAGAACTCAAAAAGATTGCAAATGCCAAGTTATTTGAACTAGGTAGTGGTAAGTCATTACTGAGATTCATTACTGGTGCTGCAATTTCTGGTATCGCCTTGAAATTTATTGGCGACCAAATGATGGAAGGTGGCCCAGAGTTAGGTGAAAAACTCATCAAGACTCTTGCCATTGGTGGTGCTGTTGCTGGTGGCACATACGCTGGATTTAAACTTGGAAAGAGAATTATAAGTGGACTCTCTGTCCCAAAAGTTGGAAAGCAACTTGAGTTATTTTCAGATGCATCTAAACTTACCAAAGCAGGAAAACCTGTTGCTAAAACTACAGTAAAAACTGCACTTGGTAGATTTGGAAAATCAATTATCCCTGGTGCTGGTGCTGTCCTTGGTGCTTTAGATTCTGCAGAAAGAGCAAAGGAAGGTGACAACACAGGTGCCTGGATATCAGGAACAAGTGCCGCATTGGACGGATACGCTGCTGCTTCTGCTGCGACTGGTCTTGGTTTACCATTAGCAGGTTTGATGTCCATTGCATCATTTGGTCTTGATGTTACTAACCTTGTTAGAGACCTTACTGGAATGAGTGATGCGGAGAAAGAAAAAAATAAGGGATCACAATCAACCACAGAATTAAGTGAAGAACAACAAAAAATAGAAGCAGAGGAACAAGAGAAAAAAGCGAATGGTTTAATTTCTACATTTGAACGAGTTGTAGATAAATTTGCTGATCTTTCTAAAAGTCTGACTTTGAAATCTAATAATGGTAATACACAACAACAAAGAAGACAACAAAGACAACAAAGAAGAAATAGATCAGCGGGCCCAGCTGGTCCTCTGAGACCATCTGCACCTCCAACTGGAGAGTATGATATTATTATTCCTCTAGATCATGTCAAACCTGAGATGGCAGGAAAGTTTCCAGACACTAATGCAAATGACTCATTTGAACAGTCAAGAGCAACAGGTGCTGCTGGAAGAGAAAGAGATCACCAAGATAATGCTGCAGCAAAATTGAAAGGAAAACTTGAAGCAAAAGGTTATAACGTTTTAGTTTTAAAACCAGAAAGTTTTTCTTCCTATGCTGAATATGATGCATATATTAGAAATCAATCTGCAAAGGGAACCCGTGTAGTTCCATTGCATTTTGATGCAAAGGTGGGTCAAGGTGGAACTGGTTTCTTGACTAGAGTCAGAAGTGGTGATGCGGAAGATCGTTCTTTTGCAAGTCCCATTCAAGAAGCACTTTCAAAATTCCAAAAGAGAAATCCAAAGTTAGGAAACCTTGGTCCTATGGATACAGTTAACAATGCTACTGTGAATGCTGCACGATTGTCACCTGCGGCATTGATTGAACTTGGAGCAATGGTACAATGGGAAAGTGAGCATGGTAAAAATTTTACTGAGAGTGATAAATTCAAGGAACTAATACAATCAGTTTCCGATGCAATTGATGCGGGGATGCCAAAGGAAGTATCTCAAGTTCTTCCAGAGGTTAAACAAAAAACCATACCTGGAAGAGATCCAAGAGAAGTTGAACGAGAAAAAGCACAAGCATTAATCATGTTCCAAACAGCATCAGCACAACCAGCAGGTCCTTCTATAATTCCAGTTCCAATGGGAGGTGGATCGCCCAATAGATTGGGTTCAATGATGGGTGGCATTGACCAGATTGCACTATTAAATAGTATGCAGGATACATTATTATTAACTAAGTTAGATAACGCATAATGTCACAGGCAACGCAAACATATCAACCCAGAGAGATAGTCATAGTATCTGCTAGTGGTAATGGATTTGACATTACCAATTCTGTTTTATCGGTAGACTACTTTGAAAATATTTTAGAGTCTTCTGTTACGGCAACTCTTATCGTTTCTAATGCTTATAGTCTTGTAAGTCAGTTACCTATTCGTGGTGGAGAAAAAGTATATCTGGATATCGTTACTGGATCTGGTGACTTTACATTGAATGATGAAAAGAAAGTGCTTTATGTTTATAAAGTATCTGGAATTGATTCAGAAAGGATGGCGGAAAACTCTAAGATTCATTTGGTCTCTAGAGAGTTCTTAACAAATGAAACTTCTAGATGTGAAAAGAAATATACAGGAAAGATAAGCGGAACTGTAAAAAGTATACTCAAAGAAAAATTATTAACAGATAAGTTTGAAGACAAAAACATTGAAGAGACATCAAATTCATATGCCTTCATCGGTAATATGAAAAAACCATTTCATACTTTACAGTGGTTGTGCCCCAAATCAATTTCAAAATCAGCAGGTGAATTGGATCCATCTGGAGAAAAGGCCACAGAACAAGGATTATCAAAAGGAACTTCTGGATTTTTATTCTATGAGAATATAGAAGGATTCAATTTTAGAAGTATTGATAGTTTGGTCTCTAAAGAAAGAATCCAAAATTCTGAAGCAAATGATGAAACAATCTTTACTTATTCATACACAGGAAAAGTTATAGAATCAAATAACCCACAGAACAACTTTAAAATTTTAAACTTTGTTGTTGATAAAAATATTGATTTGAGAAAAGCACTCCGCATGGGAACATATTCCAACAAAACTTATTTTTATAATACAAATACCCATGAAGTCTCTATCTACAATTACCATTTATCTGAAGAAATTAAGAATAAAAAACTAGGAACTCAAGATAAAATTGATGTCCCTGAAGGATTTGAAAAGGCATATTCAAGGGTATTGGTAAGAACTTCAGATCATGGTATAATGTCTCCAGCTGGAGGTACTGCAACATCTGGTAGAGATATCTCAGATATGGCAAAGTCATATGCCAGGTACAATTTATTGTTCTCACAGGCACTAAATATTCTTATACCATGCAATGTAAAATTAAAGGTAGGGGACATAATAAAGTGCGAATTCCAAAGTTTGGAATCTGGTAGTTCCAGAGAAGTTGATTCTGAATCCAGCGGATATTATGTCATACGAGAATTGAGACATCACTTCTCACCACAACAAAACACAACATCTCTTAAATTAATGAGAGATTCTTACGGTCTTTATTAAGGAGGAATATGGAAAACATTGACAAGCACATTGAAAAAGACAAAGAAATTCTAGACGACTCTACTATTTCACCACAGATGCGTCGTCACACTCAAGAAGAGTTAAAGGCACTGGAATCATATAAAGAGCATCATCCAGAAGACTCTCATGATCCTACAGCATTAGAACTTTATTGTGATGCGAACCCTGAAGCACCAGAGTGTTTAGTATATGACGACTGATGATTGATGAATCTCTATTAAAATCTAACTTTCTCGGTAGAGATGGTTTTGTCTGGTGGATTGGTAGAGTTGCTCACCCAGACTATTGGAAGGCCATCAATACCGTAATGGATCAATCTGGCGAAAAAGGTCAGAGATGTAAAGTTAGAATCATTGGTTACCATCCATTTGACAACACGCTCAAGGAGGAAGATCTTCCTTGGGCAGATGTGTTGATGGATCCTATAAGTGGAAGTGGTCAAGGTGGAATAGGACAGACACTTTCACTTCAAGGTGGAGAAACTTGTGTTGGTTTCTTCATGGATGGGGAAGAAGCACAACAACCAGTTATCTTTGGTCTTCTTCATCGCAATGAAAAGGTAGAGAATAGTTTCTCAAACGAAGAATTAAAGTTAGAGAAAAGTTCTAGATTCAAACCATTTACAGGTAACAGAGCAAACAAACCAACTAACGCAAAGAAACTAGAAACTCAACCAGTTGCTCCAGGACAACAAGGAAAGGTACAAACACCTCCTCCTGGTTCAACTAAAACAGAAGCATCAGTATGCCTTGCAAGAGGTGTAGGTAGTCGAGCACAAGATGGAGTAGAAAAGAGAACAACAAAGACTGAAATAATCCCAAGTAATTGTGGTGATGATGCAATTGGTAAATTGACACAAATACTTACAGACTTTATTGCATTCACCAACATGCTAGATTTTGCTGCTGGTGCATTCGTAGATCCACTTCTTAATAAGATTGTGGATATGCCAGCAAAGATTGACAAGATTGTATCTGCTACTCAGTCTGTAGTCAAGAGTGTGATGAATAATGTTAGAGATGGATTAATTGGAAAATTAACGGTTACCTTTAGTACATGGTTGGGTACTGTAAATTTAAAAAATCCAACATCTTACTTAACTGATCCCGCAGCACAGAAGGGTTTTATGAAAACCCTGGCAACCATATATTGTATCTTTGAAAAGTTAATTCAAGATATTGTTGGATTCTTAACTCATCTATTTGAGACTTTAATTGGAAATATTATCAATGGACCAGTTTGTGCAGCAGAACAATTTGTATCTGCAATTTTTGCAAAGGTATTTGATTTATTAGAGGAAGCATTAGCACCTGTCTTAT